ACCCCCTTAACCTTGGAAGTAATAACCTTGGAAATATAACCATTAATATAAACACCATTTTCGATTCGATGTGGGAAATGTATCCTAAGAAAGTTGGTAAGGGTACAGCAAGGAAGGCACTGGCCAAGGCATTGGCAAAAGCTCCAGTCGATCAGATCCAACATTCGCTAGCACTCTTTGTCCGTTACTGGGGACAGCAAGACAAGAAGTTTATGCCACACCTGGCAACCTGGTTGAACGGTGAGCGCTGGGACGATGAGATTCAGCAGCCGTCTCTCCAGGACATGACAAGCGACCAGCAGATGCAGGCCATTCTAGGCTCACTGGCAACAGACAGAAAGATGATTCAATGAACTACGAGCAGAGAACCAAAGCAATCGGAGCATGGCTACAGAAAGAGTTGCAGTCGTATGACGTACCGGCAAACCACACGCCAGAACGAGCAGCAACCGAAATGACCGCAATGGTTGAAGACATCAACTCAGAGATCGTCAGCAACATAAACCAAGAAGGTTTGGGCAACATTCTCCGCAACATGGGCAAAGACATTCGCAAGAACAACCGCACCCGATCATGGCCCACAATCTACAACATGGTCAAAGCAGCACAGAAATGCTCAGACGCATACAGGCCACCAATTCTAGGCCCATCTAAGTCAGTCGCCTGGGACAATGACGCAATCAACGCCAGGAGAATGAACCACGGCGAAGCGGTCGGGGATGAATACATTAACGGATCAGGTGCAGACAGGCTATTAGAAAAAAACCTCGTCACGATGAACGTGATCGAAATGTACCGGCAGAGCCTCGAAGAGAACCGCATAGAGACATATGCCCGAAGAGAGCAGCCAGCCGATCCAATAGAGGATTATCCGTTTTGAGACCCAAACAACTCAGAGCAAAAGATCTAAGAGCCTGGGCAGTCGTGCCAATCAGAGCAATTAAAGATCCACGCATGACACCGGCAACTCTCCGAGTGCTGGTCGCTTACTGCTCCTACGCAGACACAATGGGCAGGACATTCGTATCACAGCCACGCATCGGACAGGATATCGGAATGGGAAAGACAGGAGTTTCATATCACGCAGTCAAGCTCCGCAAGCTCGGATACCTCACCTACTGCAAGCCATTCTTTAGAGGTCAACGCAGCACATCAAACCGCATCGTCTACGATCCATCCCTCAAGCTAGAGGAAAGCATACGCGCAAGACTAACAACCAAACAACAGATCCAGCTAGGTGAAGCCGAGGAGCGCATGAAACAGGAGCACACTCAAGCTAAGTCTGGACCTAACATGACCGATGATCTGGACCTATCTAAGTTAAGGGACGAATTTCAGTGTCTCACGACAGACTTTTTCAGCAGGGCAAAAGGCGCGGGATGGTGGATTTCACCGGACATCGAGGACCGGGCGGCATTGATGCTGGCCAATCAGGCTTCAGAGCTACTGAGAGAGCCACACAGCGACGAAACAGAGGCGGCATAGGTATGGGTAGCCAAATGAAACAACCTGCAATGGTTCGAGCGCACAGCAAGTCAGGCCGTGCTAAAAGTCATAATGTGCATTATGTTAAATTATCGACACAAGATGTTGTGGTCGGCAGGCAGTCAGGCACAAGAGCGCCACAATCCTGCCACATTTGGAACACCACCCCTTGCCCCCCACCCCGCCGCGTCTACTGTACAGTCCCCCACGAAACTATTTTCCAAAAAACCATGAAAGGCCTTCCCAATGCCCGATCTAACTTCTGCTGAGAGGAACATTCTTTTATCCTTATCTCGCAACAATCCTCCGAATTGGTTTTTGAGGGCTGTTGACCCCAGTTCTCCCATTGATTCCAATGAGGGTGCGGCGCATACTGAGAGTTACGAGCTTGAGGATGGTCGCCAGGTTCTTGTTCCTCGTGTACGTTTACAAGATGGTAAGCCTGTTGTTTTGTCTGGTGATGGTGAGGCGTTTGATGAGGCTATGAGGCGCGGTGATTTTATTGTTGTCCCTGATGGTCAAGACCCTGATGCTTACTCTAGGACTTTAAGCGGTCTCATTGGCAAGATGCGGTCTTCTGGTGGGCAAGGAGGTCTTCGTCCGAAGGCTAGACCTAAGAAGTTACTTAACGTGAAAGGAAAGAAAGATGCCAAGTAAGAAACCAGGATTATATGCGAACATCCACGCTAAGAAGAAGCGGATTGCTGGAGGCTCTGGCGAGAAGATGCGGAAGCCGGGTAGCAAGGGCGCGCCTAGTGACGCTGCGTTTAAGAAGGCTGCTAAGACGCGTATGCGCAAGTCTTATGCGTAGTGTCCTTTTCTCTGCATGAGGATCTAAGTGATGGCGTGACTGTCTGGGAGGTATTTCCGGACGGTTTGCGTGTTTACCATGACGGTCGGTTTGTTGCCTTGATTGGGTTTGATGTGTTTCCTAATTTGATTGAGGATCTTGCGAAGGGCTTATTGTATCAATCTCGCAGCGAACGTCTATTGTAATATCGTTTTCTATGCGATATCGTTATCCTACTGTAACGTTGTATAGGAGATACACATGAACAAGCGATTTAGTGTTGTGCAAGCGAAGGAAGTACCTGGTCGTGATAAGCCGGTTTGGCTGCGTCACGGTATTGCCTTTCAGAATGACAAGGGGATCAGCATCAAGCTTGAGGGTTTGCCGCTTCCGAATAAGGATGGTGAGGTCTGGCTGAAGCTGTTCGAGGATGATGGCAATCGTCAGCAACAGGCTCCGTCTGCTGAGAAGTTGGACGATGAAATTCCGTTCTAATGGCTAGAAAGAAAGAGGATAAGATAAAACCTATCCCGCCGGTTGGTCGGTTCGGTGGTGCGCGTGTGTTGCAGCGCCGGATCGGTCGGTCGGAGACTTTAGCTCAGAACAAGGAAGCTGTTGCTACTGAGCTGATTGCGATGGGTACGGCTCGAATAACTGATATCATCAACATCCACACGGGCGAGATCAAGCCTATGGATGAGATCCCTGATGAGGCATTGGCTTCGATTAAGAAGGTTACTGTCGGGCAGTACGGTACAACCATTGAGATGTTTGACAAGGTGAGCGTTCTGCGTGTCCTGGCAAAGGCGAGTGGTTTGCTCGATGTCGAGAAGAACGTGGACAAGCCTTCGATCATTGGGATCAATATGAAGGGTCCAGAGATTACCACAACATATGAGGCTGACGATGAGTGATCTCCCCAGCATGAACTTGGATTTCTCTAAGTCTGCTACGGTTTGGAAGTTTCTACACGATAAATCCTTTGTCCGTGGGCTGATGGGGCCGGTTGGATCTGGCAAGTCATACGGATGCGCTGCTGAGATTATGTTAAAAGCTGTCCAGCAAAAGCCCTCACCGCGTGATGGTATCCGGTATTCACGGTTTGTGATCGTGCGGAACACCTATCCAGAGCTTAGAACAACCACGATTAAGACCTGGGCTGAGTTGTTTCCAGAGGATGTCTGGGGTCCGATGCGCTGGCAACCACCCATTACCCACCATCTTAAACTCCCTAGCAGAGATAATGCTCCTGGTATTGACTGTGAAGTTATCTTCATGGCCCTTTCCACGCCGCAAGATGTGCGCAAGCTTCTGTCGTTGGAGTTGACCGGTGCATGGGTGAATGAGGCCAGAGAGCTTCCGAAGGCTGTGATCGATGGTTTGACTCACCGCGTTGGCCGTTACCCCACTAAATCAGATGGTGGTGCGTCCTGGTACGGGATTATCATGGATACTAACCCGCCGGATGCGGATCACTGGTGGCATGAGCTGGCAGAGAAGAACCCTATCGGTGGGCGGTTCCCTTGGAAGTTCTATCGTCAGCCGGGTGGGGTCTTGGAGGTGTCGGCCAAGGATCTACCAGAGAACCCCGAAGCAAATGGTTTTGTATTTTCCGGTGGCAAGTGGTGGATGGTTAATCCATCTGCTGAGAACAAGTCACATCTGCCGGATGGCTACTACGAACAGCTCCTTGGCGGCAAGAATGCTGACTGGATCAGGTGTTATGCAGAGGGTAAGTTTACCTTTGTGCAGGAAGGCAGACCTGTCTGGCCAGAGTATGACGATGAAATGATGTCTGCCGATGTGCAGTATGATCCACAATACCCCCTACAGATCGGCGTTGACTTTGGTTTGACGCCTGCCGCTATCTTTGGTCAGAGAACATCTGGCGGTGCGTGGAAGATTCTGGATGAGCTGGTCACGTTTGACATGGGGCTTGAGCGGTTTGGTCAAGAGCTTCTAGGCAAGATCGCCGCAAGCTTTGATAAGGCAGAGGTGCAGATCTGGGGAGACCCTGCCGGTAACAAGCGAGATGAGATCTATGAAGTTACCGCTTTCGATCACTTGCAGTCCATTGGGTTTCGCGCGCAACCAACAGACAGCAATGCTTTCAATGTAAGGCGTGAGGCTGCTGCGGCTCCTATGAACAGGCTGGTAAGTGGCAAACCCGGATTACTTGTCAATAAGAAATGTTTGCGGCTGCGTAAATCTCTGAGCGGTGGGTATTTCTTCAAGCGGGTGTCTATGGGCGCTGGGCAAGATCGGTTTAAGGATGCGCCGGTAAAGAATGAACACTCTCACTGCGGAGATGCTTTCGGATATCTTATGCTGGGCGGCGGTGAACAACGCAGATTGCGGCGCGGTACATACGGCAATAGCTTTGCGGGTGGCCAGACATTCAATGCAAGCACTGACTTTGAGGTATTCTGATGGCGCTTGTGCAGCTTCCCCAGGTCAGGATGGGGCATGATGAGCATATTGTTCCGCTTTCCTACGATCATTTGACTCGCATACGTCTCAAAAAAGAGAACCGTGACTTCGTTAATGTGATACCCAATTACCTAGATTACGTCTGGGACCACGCGGTAGATGGTATGAGCTGGGCAGGTATAGGTCGAGGCAAGGTTGTCTCTGCATTTGGCATTAGGCCGTTCTGGGATGGAGTTGCGGAGATGTGGCTTGTGCCTGGTGAGGATATAGACCGCCATGCGATATCGGTTATACGAGCATCTAAGCAGCTAACCGATACCGCAATAGCTAACAACGGCATAAAAAGACTACAGATCTGTGTAAATACCAATAACGATACCGCATTTAGGTTTGCCAAGGCACTACGTTTTGAGGTAGAAAGTATTATGAGGAAGTACGGACCGGATGGGTCTGACTATTACATGATGGCGAGGTTTTAACATGGGTGGATTATTTGGTGGTGGTGGCTCAAGGGCTGCTACAAAGTCAGCAGCGCAGGTTACTGCTGAGCAGGATGCTGCTGCTGCTAGGGCGCGCGCAGAAGAGCGTGCTGAATCTTCTGAAATTTCTGAGATGCAAGGGGTCCAGCGCAGACGCCGCTTGCGCCGTACTGGCGGGATGCGCCTATTGTTCTCTCCTGCTCGGACCGAAGGCCCAGATCAGTCTGTAGTGACTAAACTCGGCGGGAACAAATAATGTTGATGAACATTCTCGGTGCTATTGAGAAGTTTACGCAATCGCCAAGTCAGTCCGGCCTGCCCGTTCATCTCCAGGATACAGTCTCCAAGCAAAAGAAATCAAAGTTACAGGCCCAGCATGATGCGTTTGTAAACAGCCTCAATGACGATGGCCCTGCAAGACGTGCCGGTCCAACCCCAGATCAG